AGTATATCTATGTCATTCCATATTGCCCAAAACATTTCTGTAGAACTAGTTTCTATCGAAGACAAGTAATCTTCATAATTAGAGATATTAAATTTTTCATAAAGTTTAGGATGTGATGCAACAATATCTATTTCTTTCTTGTTAGAAAAAAATCTATAATCAAATTCTTTTTTGGTTACAATATGATCTTTCGAAAACAAACACAATCCGTCGTAATATTCTCCATTTTTAAAAATATGAGTGATGTGCTGATCGTGTTTAGGTACTTGATAATTAAAACTAAAATCTTTTACAACTTCTATGTCATTCCATATTGCCCAGAATATTTCTGTAGAACTAGTTTCTATAGCAGAAAGATAATCTTCGTATGTAGATAAATTAAATTTTTCATAAAGTTTAGGATGTGATGCAACAATATCTATTTCTTTCTTGTTAGAAAAAAATCTATAATCAAATTCTTTTTTGGTTACAATATGATCTTTCGAAAACAAACATATTCCATCATAATGTGAACCGTTTTTAAAAACATGTATATAAGGATGATCCCAAGTTTCTAACGTATATTCAAATAAAAAGTTTTCTTCGACTATGACATCATTCCATACTACCCAGAAAAATTTAGTGAAAGATTTAGATTTTATCTTATCTAGAGAATCGACATTTTCAATTTTTTGAGCCAGTGGAAATCTCGCCTTGAACGATCTCCAGTCGTTATCATCTATTTGATTTCTACTAACATAGAAAAGATCATATTTCATGCGAAGTTCTATAGTAAGTTTTCGATAGCTCGATAGTTTCTAAGTAAAGATCGTAAGTATATTTGCTTTGATCGCTATCCAGCCAGGGCCAGTTAAAACCTAATTCTTGTTTAATTTTTTCGCCGAGGTCGATTATTGTGTTTTCTAAACCTTCGCCGTTTGCTTCTTCATACGGTTTTCCGTATTGATTCCAGATAGATTTTAGAATTTCAAAATCTCTAACTTCTACATAATTCCAATCTGTGCAATTCGCTAACCAGGTTCCTAACCTCGTTCCGTAAACTGCATATATGCCGTTGTCGATGTGAGAACCTACTGTGGCCCATTGGCGTAATCTATGCAAATTATGCCACCAGATCTGTTGTTTGATTTCTTGCGGAGGAACTTTGACTCCGTCGAGCAAGGTCATCTTTACACCTTCGCGGAATCCTGCTCTCCATGCCTGAAACGGCGAACCAGTAATAACCACATCACTGTAACAATCGGGAAACTGCCTATAACCTTTCTCCCAACAAAAATCTACTTGAGCTCGATCGCTGGTGCTGGCTTCATGGGTCTGCATGTCCAACACAAAATCTTTCTTCCAAAGTTTAACACCACCGTTGCCGTACATTAGACCGTTGATGATGTTTTTGCCGACCCAGCTATAAACATCAATGTCGTCCTTTACATCAAGATCGAGATTAAAAAAAGAATTGTATACGATATTATCAGCATCAACAGTGACAAATCTGTCAGTCTCGCTGAGTTCTGCTGCGGCTTTATGTGCAGCATCCGAACCTTTTACACCGTGTACACGTTTAGCCCAAGGAACTTTATTGCAGAGGTCAGCGTAGTGAAGGTCTGCATTCGGTTCATCATAACTTAGAAATACAACATCAAATTCAATTATCTTCATGGATCATTACGTATTTTTTAAAAATTCTTCTGGTATAAACGCTGAAATCTTCAGGAAATTCTACATCAAATTCTAATTGTTTCGACTCAAATAATTTATCTATAGTGATCGAGACTGTGTCATGTAAGCCGTTCGGATCATTATAATCAGTTATGAGGAACAGCATTTCTGTGCTACCGTCCCAGTAAATCTTCCTAGATTTATAAAATTTTTCCGAAAGTTCTATTTTAAGTTTTTTTGTTTCTTTAAAAGCATGTATCGTGATATCAGGATCATCAACATTACTCCACGAAAGATCTATAATTCGATGTAGTACATCGTCGATTTTACTTAGACTTTTATTTTCTATTATTTCTAGGGAATTTTCCTCAGTATCTACGACATAAGAACTTAAAAGAGTTTTACCTTCTAAAACAGACTGTGAGATCTCTTCGTCTACTTCTATCTTGCTAGCAGTGTCGGGACAAGAATGACCGGGATATATTCCTAAGACATTCCCAGATGCTGGATCAAATACTGCATAATACTTTATTTCCTGCTGAGGAATCGTTTGCATCCACTCTAAAAAGTCTTTTATCGCAGCTTCCATGCTATCTCCTCAAGTATACTGACTAATTCGTCGGTGATAAGATCTTTTTCTACATAGTGTACGATATCTGTCTGCTGATAATTTCCTATTTTCAGTTGTGCTTTTTTATTGAAATAAAATCCAACATGATTAGTGAACTTATCAGCAGGCCAAGGCCAGTTTTGTATCTCGCCTTTCATGTGTACGATTCTAGGAAATTCTAATTCATATGCTATGTCATCTTGTATGTCCAAGATTTTAGCTGATAATGCAAAAGCTTCATCGGTACCTAAAACTTTAGGTTTGTGGGCTGTGAGATAGTAATTGCTAAATTCTTTGGGATTCTTGAGAATATATCTTCCTAAGGTAAAAAATTCTTTGGCTTGCTGAGAATCTTTTTTAAACCATGTCCACATCGAATAAAGATTAGGCAATTCATTTTTGGTAAAACACTTTCGATAAAAGTCGCTAGTGATCTCTTCATTTCGATATGTCAATGCACGATTAGCAACATATAGATCAGTGCTTTCTAAGAAATAGTCAACCCAATGGCTGTAATCTCTAAGGAACAGCATATCTGCATCTAAGCAGATCGTCGAATCCCACGGAGTTAGTTGATCCATCCACGATCTTCCATCCCAGAACGTTTCTTGATCCCATTCGATGATGTGATCAAAAACCCAAGGCGATGTAATTTGATCTAATTTACTCTTATCATCAATCACTAATGCTACTTTGTCGTAACCTGGTTTCTGTGTATTTTTAATACTCAAAGCCAGGGCGTAGGCTAATTTCAAATAATCTGCGCTATCGCTGCTCGATACTATGATCAGATATCCAAAGTTCATAGACTCGTCAGCCTTTCGTAGTTTCTGATAATGCTCTGTTTATTCATTACATGCACATCTTGATTTTTTATAGATGCAAGATGAAATGATTTTTCATCGTTGGTATATTTTACTGAAAATATTAGCTTGCCATCGTCTTTGACTTCTTCTAATATATCTTTACCTTGAACAGTCAATATAGAAGGCAAAGAAAAAATATTTTTTTCGAAGCCATTTAGGATGTGTTGGGCTATGCTGAAAGAAATGTCGTTCCGGTATTGCCTCGGATCAAATCTAAATAGGTCAGCATAATACTTGTAGTTGTCTTTGATAAATTCTACCAGTTTAAAAAATGTTCTGCTTGTTTCATTTTTAGTAAACATAACCGTAGTAGCCCAATAAAGGTGAACTCCGGTTTCGCTAGTCCATGTATCAAGAACTCCTTTTCGATCACCTTGTATATCGTTGAAACGTTCTCCTAATAGCACATCTTGATCAACATCCCAAAAATGATTTAAAGTATCGGACATGATAAAAAAATCGCTGTCGATCATCAAGGTTCGATCATAAGGAGTATGGTCCCATACAGAATATCTATTAGAATTTACGAACGGAACCATAGATGATTCTGTACCGTCAAACAATATTCTTCGATTGTCAGTCTCTGGTTTAGGCACAGATATTATATTTTCAAATATCGATTCAGCCGATTCCATTATGCTGGACTCTTTCATCCATGCGATAGTAGAATCGTCTGTGATTAGGCTGACAGGAAATCCGAGATTTTTCTTCGCTAATTTTCCGGCTACCAAGGACATTTTGGCATAATCAACTTCTCGATTATTATGTGCTATGATCACTATGCCTTTTTTCATAGGTCTACTAATTTTTCCACTGTGCGGCTTTTTTTAATTTTCTCGTATTCTTCTTGATACTCGAAAGATGCAGTAAAGAATCTATCAAAAATTTCTGTCTTAAAAATTTCTAAGTCATCTATGATTACAGGATTTTCGTTGACATCTAACAATACTACTCCCTGTGTTCTTCCTTCTGCGCATAACATCGAAACAAACGATAGAAGACTCTGATCTATTTTGAATATTCCGCCATTACAACCATAAGTCAGCTTGGCCAGCATTTTTTCTTTGATAAGTTTTCTTTGAATAGATAATGTCTGTCTATAATTAGAAAAATCCAGTGCGTTTTTTAAACGATCGTCCATAATTACTCCGGGATAAACTGTGCAGTTTATTTACCTGGAGTTTTTATCAAAAAATTATTTTTTTAACCTAGTTTGGTGATCAGCGAACTTATTTCCATCTGCATCTTCGCCTTTCCAATATCGTCGGCCAGCACCGTGCGGTTTCTTTACATCCGGCCCTTGTCTTTCAAAACTAAACTTTGCCCCCATGAGCCGCTCATATTCTATAGTTTTTTCTGAAAATAATTCATTATCAATTTTTAATTCAAACTTTTCAACAAAATGTCTAGGTATAGGCAGAATTGCAGCTATAGGCTGACCTTTGCGTATCGTGATCAGTTTGTTAGGAGTGGTTATTTTTAAATTAAAAGTGAAATCTCTTCTTAAATTATCAGTTTCTATTACGCCTGCTAGATTCTGTATATCTTCCAAAATAAAATTAGGAGGATTTAAAGTTAAAAGATTTATACCCGGTTCTGTCCTAAAGTGAAACCTATTCTGGACCGTTATTATACCAGAACCGAAATGGCTAGATATTAGCTGATGCTGATCTGGATCAGGATTTTCCACATTGATCGTAACAGCATTATTGTCGTTTTTTCCGTTCCATACCGCAGTCCAATTATAATAACTTCGAACTACGAAACCATATTGATTTCCAATGATCAAAGGTAGACAATAATAGAAATGAGGATTAAACCAGTCTCTTTTTTTATTTCCTATTAGAGGTTCTACGATTTCGTAGACTGAATCCCTAAATTTGTCTCCTTGGGTCACTACAGCAATAGTATTTTTAGGGACTAAATTACTAGGATCGTTTATTTTAGATTTTGTACCCGTCATGCCATTTCTTATCAAATGTAAAAAAGCTCGCTATAGTAAATCGTTCGCCTTCTTGTATTTCTGTAACACCGTGCGTATATTTTAATGTGCCAGGAAAAATTATCAAAGTTCCCGGAGATAACTTTGGTTTAAAATTATCAAACTCAGTAAAATATATTTCTCCGCCTTTGTAGTTATCATTCAAATACGTTATAGCCGAATAATTTCTATAGCTGAAAGGATGCATCTTTCCGCTGGCATATTCAGCGTCAGCATGCGGTGGATACAGTTTGTCTCCAACTCTCCATCTCACAAACTGAAAGATATCGCAATAAAGATTGTCTTTTATCTCAAAAAAATCTAAAATTTTATTTTTGACTGTTATACGATAATCTAGTATCGATTCGCGTATATCTAAAGGCATAGATTTTACATTGACGGATCTATTGTTCCATTCACCGTCGCTGTTATTTTCCCAAAGATTTGAAGTAGTAACGAACTCGAGATATGTTTTTACGAGTTCGTTACTTAGAAAGTTTTCGAGAATCAGTATTTGATTTCGTTCACTCAACTTATATTGCTGTGAAATCAGCGGATCTAGTATTGCCGGTAGCACCAAAGTACACAGTTAGTCTGTAATTACCTGTTATGGTCCAATTTCCTGGTGCTGAATAGTTACCTGATCCATCTAAGCTAGCACTACCTGTTAGAACAGTTGCTCCGGTGTTTCTATTAGTATAAGTTACCGTAAACGATGAGAACGGAACTCCTCCAAATGCATATCCGGTAAATGCTCCGCCCGAAGAAACAGTAATTGTACTTGGGACCACCTGTACCGATTCGTCATACGACACGCTCGGCGGAGGCGGAGGAGGTGGCGGTGCCGGTGGCGGTGCTGTAT